AGACCTTCACCAAAACTTTCCCAATCTGTCTCGTTTACGATTTGATTGATTGTATCCAACAGATTGTTGATGAACTCTCCGAGTGCTTCACCATTCTCTCGCCACTTAAACGTATGAATTGCGGTGTTAAGACCGCCTGTGATATTGTCTGCTATTTCACTCCAATGAACAGTTTCCGTAAAGTTCTTCAGTGTTTCAAATGCACCATTGAATGATGTTGTGAGTGATTCCGCAACTCTACTCCAATCAATCTTGTCGTTAACGCCATTCAGAAGATCGCCAAGTTTCTTACCTAGTTCATCCCAATTGAATTTAGATGCAAATCCATAAAGCATGTTCCATGCAATCATGAACTTGTTTCCGATAAGATTTCCGAGTTGTGTTGCGTCAATTTCGTCAACAAGACCATTTGCGAATTCTGCAAGTTTACTTCCAAGGTTTTCCCAATTGATACCTTCTATGATGCTGTTCAATGCCCATGTGATATCATTTATTCCTCTGGCAACTGTTCTTCCGAGTTTGTTCCAGTGAATGTGATCAACAAGGCTATTGAACGTCTGGGTGAATGCCGTGATAAACGGCTGAACCTTTTTCTTGAACCTCTCAGGATCCAATGCATCATATACTGCGTCAATACCTTTGTTGATGCCCCATGCAAGTTCTTCACCGAGTTTATCCCAATCATGTGCCTTGAACGCTTTTTTGATGCGTTCTGCCCATTCACTGATTGCGTCAGGAAGTTTACCTGCTTCGGAGTTATTGAGAAGATCGCCCCAATCAAGTAGGCTGTCGGTAAGTCCTTTGATGCCGCCGACATCACCGTCACCACCGGAACCGCCACTACTTCCTGTTTCCTCTCGATCTTTGTTAAGCTGATTCAATTCATCAAACGGAAGAACGGAAAGTTCCTTTTTGAGTTGCTTTGCGGAATCTGCCGCATCGGAAAGTCCGTCCGAAGCATTTCCTGCCGCATCCGCAAGATTTGATGTATCCTCTTCTGCTCCTGACATATCCATAGCGATGCCGGAAGCACCGCCTTTGTATTTGCCAAAAATGGTCTGCATGAATGTTGCAAATGCCTGTGCCGCCTTGACAAGATATGCCATCAGTTTATTCAGTGCTACAATTGCAGGACGTATAGCCGCCGCAAGTCCGATACCTATTTGAGTGCCAACCGCTGATAAGTAGGCTCTTAATGTACGCAAACTGTTCGCCAGTGATGCGTTCGTTCTTTGGAAGTCCCCCTGTTGCGTGGTGGTGACCTGCATCAAATAGTTATATCTCAGCATTACCTTTTCAGCCTGAGTCATCTCTGTGTAAGACTTCTGGATGCCTTGAGATAATGCATATTCAGACAGTGTAGCCGCAGTAAGGTCAATACCTAAATCTCTCAACGGTCTGACCATACCTGCCATACCTGATTGTAACTTTTTGAATGCAGTTTCCGTATCTATGTTGTAGAAAGCTGACAAGTCCATTTCGTTATCGCACTGGCTTTTTATCCAATGCCTTACCGTTTCCAGTAAGATCGGCATATCTTTTCAACTCGTTGAGTTGTCGGAGTCTCTTGGGCGGATTATATCTTTTCACCACCTATGCTCTGCCCCTGATTGTAGTTCCTACAACCTTCGGTTCGGATTGCCATGCGCTATGCGTTTAGGTTTTCCGCTTAATACTCCGATGTACACTAACACCTCACGATGTTAGGCGGCAACTTGTTTACCTGCTAATTCCGTCAGCTTAATGCCCATCAGACCTGCATTCTGATACCCAATGCCTGATGCTTGGAACATTGCGGATAATGTACCTGCATACTGTTTTGCAGAATGTTCCGCAATACCAAATTGTGTGATTGCTGTTTTTGACCAATTATCAACGACACCTGCCATGTTGCCGAATACGGATTCAATAATGTGGTCAATCTCTGTCATGTTTCCACCAAGTTCTATGACTTGCTTGGAAAGACTCACAAGACCCTGTACGCCACGGAATCCAATCATTGCGGCAATCATGTTCTTGATGCTTTGTGTCGCACCGCTGAGTCCATTACCTGCATTCTTCATCTGGCGAAGCGAATTAATTATATTACTTGCTCCTGCCTTGATGTATCCTGCCGACCTCTGGAATACTTTTCCGAGATCTGTCATAATGGCTGACAGTGTTTTCATCTTATCGTTTGCCTTGCCAGAATCCTGTGCAACGTTTCCGATAGATTTGTTTATGCTCTTTGATGCCGTACCTGCCTTGCCACCTGCCTGTGCGAGATTGGCAATAGCTGTGGTCATTTGCAGTATATTCTGGCTTACTTCCGGAGCCTGAGATACATCTGCGATAAATGTTCTGAGTGATTCACCCAGAGTTATCAACTGTTCTGCGGTTGTACCTGTTTTATTTCCTGCGTTTGCCAAACTTGCAATAGAAGTAACAAACGCGCTAAGTTCGGCAGGTAGTCCACCCATAGATGACAAACCACCCATGACGGACTTAATTGCCGTTCCGAGTTGTGGAAGTGTGTTTACCGCAATTGTAGATTTACTTCCTGCGTTAGCCAATCTTGCCAGTGAAGATACAAATCTGTTAACGGATCCAGAAATATCCTCCATGCTTGCAAAATCTCTAATCGCTTCTCTTATATCTTTAAATATCTCAAGATTAAACTTAGACAAATCAGTGCTTGTAAGACGATTGATGGAATTAACAAACGCTGTGAGTCCAGAACTCTTCGGATCTGTTTGACCCATTTCTCTCATAGCATCTGCTGTTGCTGAGAGTCCTGTGTTTAACTCTCCCAACTTATTTGCATCAAGTCCAGACAGCGTAGTCGAAACTGTTGACTTGAGGTTCGACTTTAAGTCTGCAAAACTAAACTCCAATGGGAGTTTAAATGGAGTTGCTGTTGCCTGTTTAATTGCCGCCCTGATTTGCGCTTCGATTCTAGATGGTTCAATGCTAATATCCAATGGAATCTTACTAGCGGATTCCTTCATGGACTTTTGGACTTCCTGATCGAATATCTGTTTCAGTTCTTTTGGTGCTTCACCAACAACCGAAATGAGATTTGCCCACGCATTGTCAGAATCTACGCCAGATATGTCTTTGATGTTTACGGTTTGAAGCGCCGCTCTAGCTTCTCTAATCTTCTCAAGAATTGCATAAACTTGATCTTCCTCATTTGCAACATTCTTTATCCCCGACATAATGGTTGGAAACAGATTTACAAGTTCTTCCCACCTTCCGTCTATCGCAGAACCACTCTGGCTGAAAAACGACATCTGCTCATTAGCAGTTGTGTTTTCTCTAAACGCTTTCTTATCAACCGCTCGTGTCAGCGAGATTTTATTGTTTTGGAGATATTTGAGAAATTCTGTGTATTCAGTTCGCATCGAAGCAATATCAGAAGCAAAAGACGCTTTCGCAATCTTCAACCCATCTTTATCGACTTTGCTTAACCAATCTACAAATGCACTATTTCCTGTACCGCCACTTGCCATATCTCTTACGGCGGCTTGATACACGCGTTTGATATTTGTAGCGTCCACGCCTTTTAAGCCAAACAAGTCATTAAACTTCTTTACAAGCGGAGATACATCAACATGCTTTACGGCATCCTGCATCGCGTATATTTCACGTTCCGCTTTATCCGCTCCGCTAATTTTCACATCGAGATTCAGCCTTTTGCCATCGATGTTTTTGAAATTGATATTGCTAATTCTTTCAAGCTGACCAATTACCGTGTTCAACTTCGATGTATTGATATTTCCGATCTTATTAAATGAAGTTGTCAACCTAGCAAGACCTGACGTTGCGGACGATACACTTCCTAAGTCTTTCGCAAGATGTCTTAACTGCGTCTGCATCCGACTTAGGTTCTTTATGGCGGCATTGGCATTGGCATCTATCTGTAACGATAACTCATCAATTACATTGTCGTTCGCCATGTGTGTTACCTCGTTAAAAAAAATAGGGGCAAGACAGATTATTCATCCACCTTGCCCTTGTTAAGTTCGAAATTCGCCTGTGACACCTTGAGTGCCATAAGCAACTTCTGTCTCTCCTGTTTAATTTGTTCTTCTGTCAGTTCTTCATCAGGAATCGGTTCGGATTGTTCAAGCAACGGTTTGTCCATGTACTTGGCTTTGGATTTCTTTCCTGCCAATGCCATAGATAATGCTGTGCTGAATGCATTAAGGTTGTACATACCCATATGCCATCGTTCTCTGTCTGCACGCTTCTCACGAATAATTTCCGCTTCGTGATAACATTCAATGTCAACAGGGCATGAATCCAAGAACTCTTCCTTGCTGACACCTATCGACAGGAAATACGGCATTGTATATTTCCTTACGCTTTCTCCCCAACTTTCTTCCTTGTCTTTTTCTGACGATCCATCGGAACTATCGTTGCGTCCTCGTTTGCCAGAGTCTCCTGACTTCCCTGACTTATCCGTGATAAAAAACCGTTACGCTCCAGTTCCTTTTGCAGATCCACAAACAGAGTAGAGCCATCAATCTTATCATCGGATTCGTCATCCGCATGTTCGTCTTCGTAATCGTCAATCAAATCACAGACCTCAAGAATACGCTGTTCACGTTCCTCGTCTGTGTCATATCCAAATTTATCTTTGTGATGTTTCTGCAATCCTTCCAGAAGAAGTTCTGCTGTAAGACCAAGAAGATTTTTAATGACATCAGCAGGTGATTCACTTTCGTCTGTCTGACCTGACGTAGCCTTGATAACTCTATCAATCAGGTTGGTCTTGTACAGGACTCCATATCCGAATCGGATTTTATAGCTGTCACCGTTTACTTTAAATACATACATTGTAAGTCCCCCTGTATTTAAAAATTGAGGACGCTCCAATTAAGGAACGCCCTCTACTGTTTTGAATCTAATCAGGTTGTGCCACCGGAGTTAGCCCACGCAACCTTAGTGGCAAGTCCTTTGTACTCTGCGATAATCAGAGAAATGGACATTGTAGCCGCTTCGTTCTGACCAATCTCAGGCATCGGGATCTCGCGTCCGCATTCAGCGATAACGAAAAATGCATCGCTCATGTCAGGGAACATTACTTGGAACCAAGTAGCTTTGCCATCTGCTTTAGCGGCGGCAGATGCCGTATAAAGTGTCTTGATCTGATCCACGGATTTGTCCGGATCCATGATAAATTCAACTTCCCAAGTACCGCCAGTATCCTGTCTACCTGCCGCATAGTGAGTGATGTAATCCTCAAGTGCGGATACGTCAATCTGCTCTGTGTCAAGAGAGATACCACCGATACTAGATGCTTCTTCAAGCCGTGTAAAGGTGGCAGGTTTGGTTCCTGCGGTTGTCTCAATTCCGTACCCGAAAGTCACGCCAAGTGTTGTCAAACGCGCCATTCTTGACCATCCTTTCTGCTCTTCCGAGCAATAAAAAAGCACTCATTATGAGTGCCGTTTAAACGTTGCTTATATCCTTTAAGAACCTTCCTGCGAAGTTTCTCATTGTAAATCTTGATGTGATTCGCTTGACGTTTGAGTTATCCACAACACTTAATGCGGAATCACCCATCCGTCTGAATCCCAATTCGTTGAAAAATTCCCAACACGCATCATCCATAACATACAGGTCGCTGATTTTCGAGTTGTCGATGTAGCAATCAGTTTGAAGCGTCAGGTCAACCGTTACCTCATAGTTGGATAAATCTGTAACATTTGTAGGCTTGCCAACCAACGTCAGTGCACAATACGGAACCTCAGCAACGGATTTGTCGTTGAACATACCAAAATGCTTGGCAGTTGAGTGGTTCAGAAGGAAGTTTCGCCATGCTTTATATATTTGATTGATATCCACCGTTACTGTGTTGTTGTCCATGTTATC